CCCGCAGCCGGGGTCGAAAAGCGCGTGGTTGCACTGCGGCAGGAAGTAGTTCTTCGGGAAAGCGGCATTGAGATAGACCAGGTCGCTGGCGACGTTGAGGTTCACCTTGCCGGAGCCGGCGCTCACGTCCGACACCACGCCCGTGAACAGGTTGACCGTACCGCGCGTGGCGTCGGTGAGGCTGGGCGTCAGGAACTTGTCCACCTGCACGCGCGCGCCGTCGAAGCCTCCGGCGTTGGCGAAGGCGCCCGGCGTGAGGCCTTGGATGCGAGTGTCGCTGTCGTAGAGGATGTCCACCTCCAGGCTTTCCACCTGCAGCCCGATCGCCAAGCGGATGGGTCCGCGCTGGAAGCCCGGCACGGTGTTCGCGTCGCCTGCCGCGAGGTAGGTGTGCCCGTTGACGGTCAGATTCTGCGGCGCGTCGGTGTAGCGCAGCACGGTGCCCGCCAGCAGCGTGATCGTGTAGAGATCCGCCACCATGAGCGCCTGCGAGCTGCGCAGCATGGTGCGGAAGTCAGCCGAGACGGTCTTCATCGCACGGTCCTCACGGTGAAGCCCTGAACCTCGTACATCTGGTTCATCATCTGGTTGACCTCGAGCTGGTCGTCGAGGAAGCGCACCAAGTAGGGACTGCCGGGGTCAGCGGCCCGTTTTGGCCCGCGAAGAAGTTCTCCAGCGTCACCTTGTCGGCCTGCGACAGGTAGTTGATCGTCAGGTCGAACTCGAAGATCGGCGCGGTCCAGCGACTGGTGCGGAACTCGACGCCCGAGGCTGCCGTTTCGATCGCGGTCGACGTGATCGAGCGCTTCTTGATGTCCCACGCGAGGCCGGCGAAGGTCGGGAAGGTGTTGTAGCTCACCGCTTCTTGCCTCCCAGGTGGCCGCGCTGCTGAGCGCGCTTCATGCCGCTAGCCAGTTCGCCGGGATTGCGGCGCAGGTATTCCTTGAAGCTGCGGGCGTCGAAGGCCTTCACGACGGTGGGACCACCGCCTCCACTGCCCCCAGATGCGCCGCTGGCGATCATCGAGCGGACGCCGGTCGCCAGATCGGCCGGCAGCACCATCTCGTCCTTGTGCAGTTCGGTCATCGCGCCGTCGAACGGCACGCGATCCCAGCCGCCTCGCGCCGATGCGAGCTGTCCGGCGAAGGCCTCGATACCAGCGAAGGCGACACCCGCCGCAATGGGCGCAAGGATCGGGCCGACGTAGGGGATGCCGACGATCGCCTGATAGGCCTTCGCCGCGCCGGTCGCTGCCGCGCTGGTGATCTGACTCTTGCCGGTGGCCGCGTCGGTCGCCTTGGATGTCGCGGCGGCCGTGGCCTCGATGGCTGTGCGGGATGCGGTTCCAATGGTCGTCGCTGTTGTCTTGGCGCCCTCGTTGGCCGCCCAGTGCACCACCATGTTGAGACCCGTCTCGACGAACTTGGCCAGGATCGAGTCGCCGATGTGCGCCAGCGTCTGGCGAAGCGTCTGCGTGCCCTGAATCATGCCGTTGATCGCGGTACTGAAAGCCTGCGACACGGGGCGCAGTCTGGTCTGCCACATGCGCTGGTTGTCGAGCGCCGCGCGCTCGTTGAGCTTCTGCATCTCCAGCTCGTGGCGCTGCTGCAGCTTCTCGATCTCAGTATTTACCCGGGCATGCTCCTTCGACTTGATGTCGAGCAGAGCCAGTTCCTTGTTCAGTAGGTCGAGCTCCTGCTGGTATTCCTGCTGATTCGCCGCCGCCTGCTGGCTGATCGCCTCGCGCCAGTGCGTCTGGTCGAGCGACAGCGCGGCATTGATGCGGTCGGTCTTGATCGCCAGCTCAGCCTGCGCGGCCGAGATCGCCGCGGCGGTCTGCTGCTGGATCGCCTGCTGCCGCTCGCGCACCACGGACGCATCGAACGACTTCTCGTCGGCGAGCATCTGCGCCAGGGCCGACTTCTGCTGGGTCGAGTTGGCACCGTACAAGCGCGTCGCGCTAGCGAGCACTGCAGCGTCGGCCTGGATGCGCTCGGCGGTGTTCGCCGCCGTGCCGGCGCGCTGCATCTCCAGGTCGTTCATCTGCTCCTGGGCGGCCTTCTTGGCTTCCGCGTGAGCATGGCGAATCGCGCCGGTGAGATTTTCGCCGTATTCCTTGGTCAGCTTCTTGACGATGGCGTCCCACTGCTCGCCGCCAGCCACCGATCCGGATGCATCGAAGTTGATGCCCTTGATCGATGCCGAATTCGGGTCGTTCTTGTGGATGCTCTCGACGCGAGCCTTGGTGTCGGCAATAGCCTCCTGCAGGTGCGAGGTGTACTTCAGGGACTCGTTGAGCTTGTCCTGAGCCTGCACGTCCTCGATGGTTTTCTGCTGGTCGGCCTGCGCCTTGGCTTCCTGCGCATCCTTTGCGCGCATCTGGTCGCGCGTCTGGATCAGCTTGTTCAGCTGCTCGGTGTACTCGTTGACCTGCTGGGTCTGCTGGATCAGGGCCCCGCGATCGCCCCACGATCCTTGAAGCGTCGTCAGGACGTTCTTGGCGACCGTCAGCTTGTCGGACATCTCCTGAATCTGCTGGTCGACGGAATCGCTTTTGCCGAGATCCTTCATGGCATTCCATGCCCAAGACGCCTCCTCTCCCAGCTTGTGCCACGCCTTGCCCCAGCCGTTGAGCTGCTGCTCCGCCTCGCGCGCACGCTTCGCCAGCGCCTCAGAAAGCGCCTGCTGGCCGAGCGCGGCAGCACCCTGCGCATCGCCCTGCTGCGCCAGCGCCTCGATCTGGTCGAAGATGGCGGCGGTCAGGAAGTGGTACTGCTTGTTGAGCTCGACGGCGGCCTGTACCGGCTTCTCCTGCAGCTTCACGAACTGCTGCACCGCCTTGTCCACGCCCTCGCCCGTCAGCTGCGACATCTGGACGGCGGCCAGGCCAACCTGCTCCAGCTGGTCGGCAGTGAACCGGCCCGACCTGACGAGCTCCAGCATGGCCGTGTTGGCGTCGCCGAACGTGCCGGTCGCCTCGCCGATGCGCGACGCCATAACCTGGACTTCGCCGGACGACACGCCGGCCGCGCCGCCAGTCATCAGGACCGCGTTATTGAAGCGGGCCTGCTCCTCCGCGCCCTTCACGGCCGCAATGCCGAACGCCAGGATCGCCGCACCTGCGGCACCGATCGCCGCACCCATGGGGGTGAAAAGCATGGTGGTCAGGCCGGCGCGATTGCCGAGCGTCCAGAACGATCCTTCGAGCCGCGCCGTATTGCCGCGCGCCAGCTCGCCCATCATCACGCCGAGCTCGCGCGCGACGCCGGCGTTGACCACCATGGCCTCGGTGTTGGCGTCGGTGGCGATCGTGGCCGCGCCGGTCGCTTCAGCGGCATCGCTCTCGGCCGCAGCGACACGCGCGGTCGTCGCCATCTGTTCGTTCTGCGCGGCAATGGCCGCTGCTGTGGCGTCAAGCTGGGCGTCGGTGGCCTCGATGCGCAAACCCATGCGCTCGGTGAGGCTGCGCTCGCTCTCCCCGAGTGTGCGATCCGCCTGCGCCTGCTCAAGCGACGCGCGGACCATCGCCTTGATGCGTGCCGCAGCCTCCTCAGCGCTCTCGCCGATCGATGCGGTAGCGGCCTTCACGGCGACCGCCGATTCCTCGACGGCGGCGGTGATCGCGCTGCTGGCCGCCTCGACCGACTCGGTGCCGGCCGCCATACCAGCCTGAAGGCCCGCAAGGTCGGCAATCAGCAGGACTTTGATTTCTTCGCCGCTGGTCGACATGGCTTTCCTTCAGGCAATAAAAAACCCCGCCGGAGCGGGGTTCGTTGGTTTCACTGGTCAGCAGTGGCTGGCTAATTCGTCCAGGAGACGACGTGCCCGGAGTTGTCGAAAAGAACCATCATCCCCGGGTCGTACTGGTCGGCCAGCATGTTGGTCTGGCAGTTGTACGTCGTGCCGTAGCTGGCGACCTGATAGACGGAGCATTCGCTGCCCCACATCGCATCGACATCATCGATGGTCATCCCGACGGATATCTGCCCAACCAGGATCTGCTGCGCGAACGGGTTGCCGGGATGTTGCTGCAGGTACTGGTTCCGGCGCGACATGGCGATGGGACCATTCCCAACCATCGAAGCGCAGCCGGCGAGAGCAAGCAGCGCGGCGTAGACGATCATCCTTTTCATGGCGCACCCCTTGTGACGAGACGCCAGAATCCTACGCCTGCGGGTTCATCGCTGCCACCAGGCTATCGAACTCGGCGTCGTCCTCCGCTTTTCCTTGCGGCTTGATCCCGAGATACGCCTGCACCATCCATTGCACCGGTGGCCGATCCTTCCAGCTCTCGGAAAGATCGGCCACGTCCTGCCAGGTCAGTCGTTCGAGGATGTCGTCAGGGAACCATCCGGTGGCGGAGTGGATGAATCCGACGAGCTCGGCTCGGCTTGCGGGGCCTGCGCTTGACTCGCCGCCACCTCCAAAGGGCGGGCCACGTACCCCGAGATATGCAGCATCCCGTTCATGATCGGCCGAAGCACCGGCAGGTCGATCATGTCGTTGAACGCGTCGCGCGTCATGTCCGGGTAGTTGCGCTGGAACAGGGCGAACAGGATCGAGCCCGCAGCCTCCGCGTACTCGGAGAACGGCACGTCGCCCTCGGGTTTGCAAACAGCCTCCAGCTGATCCTTGTAGGCAAAACCGATGCGCAGATTGATGGGCGGCACCGTGTAGTCGGTGCCGGCGAAGGTGAGGATGGCGCCAGGAATCATGCCGTTACTCCGCCGTGTACGGAGTGATGACCCGGCCCGCCGAGTCAGCGAACGCCGAGAAGTCGATCTCGGTGATGCCCCAATCGGCCATCTTGGTCGGCAGGGAGAGCTTCGAGCTGATGCAGCTCCACAGCTTGAACGCCTCCTGCTGGCCGTTGTACGCGCGCTGGACGATCAGCGAGAAGGTCGGCTGCACACCCTGCAGCGGGTTGCCCACGGTGATCGTCTGGCCGTTGGCGGCGTCCGTCCAGGTGTAGCTGATCAGGACGTTCTTCGAGGCGTCGGCCGCGGCGAAGGTGTAGACGCCGGCCGCGACGCTGTACTCGCCCACCGCCGGGGCGCTGGCGACGCGCTTGAACGGCAGGCTGGTGTCGGCGTACAGCACGCCCTCGTCGTCCACCCACGTGGCCGAATTGGCCACAGTGACCGTGTAGGTCGTGGTGGCCGGGATCGCGCCTGCCTCGTTGTAGGCCAGCTTGGTCTGGCCGGTGGCCGACGTGCCGCCGAAGAACAGGTCGTTGTAGAGCCGGCCGTTCACCTGGCCGACCTTGGCCTTGCCGGTGACCTTCATCTGCGCGGCGCCCACGGCGACCGGGAACTGCGCCTGGCCGTAGAGCTCCTTCACCGTGCGCGAGATGTCGAGCGACACGTCCTGCAGCGTGCCGAACTGGATGGGGGTGGAATTGGCGGCGGTGTTCGTGGCGAACAGCAGGCCGGAGCCGAAGGAACGCTGGGGCATGACGGTTACTCCTCAGTGGCGGCGGGTGCCACGGCTTCGGCGAGGTGCTTGTGCAGCTCGGCCTTGTCGTCGGCGGAAAGGGGCGCCACGCCGGCAACGGCGCAGCGATGGAAATGGCGCTCGTACCAGCGCTCGACGGCGGCGAACACGCGCTCGGCGTCGGT